GAAAGAAGTTCTTGATAAACTGTCTTTCCAAATCCCCAAAACTTAACTCCTTCAGATTCTTCACCACGAACAATAACAGGTGCAAAAGTTCTCATCTTGGCTTCTAATTTTCTACCAAGATTATAGTCATCTTTACTACCGGTTGTTTTTAGTCTTTGTGAAAATTCTTCAATCGGGTCTGGTCTACCGAAACTGATTGGTGAAAGATAGTTCTTACCACCTAAATTATAGTGAAAAAATAACTCTATAAATGGTGTATCTGGATTGAATTTGTAAGGAACTACTCTAACTTGTTGTTTTCCTGGTTGCGGTTTCCAAAGATTTGAAGTTCTCGTGTTGGTTGATTGTAACTGGTTTAACCTTTTTTTGATTGCGTTAATATCCATTTTGTGTCTCCTATTAATTAATTGTTAATTGTTTAATTGTTAATTCAGTAATAAATATAAAGAAGTTTTGGAAAATACCAAGCTTTTTTACCAATCTTTAACATTTATTATTTTGAATATTTTTGTAGGGATAATATTCAACCCTTCTTCATTTGTCAATAGTAAATTGTTTTGATAGTTTTCCCACGGGATTGGAAATGACTTATCCAATACTCCGTTGTTTAAACTTCTAATTGTTTCGTTTAATGCATTAATCGTGTATAATGTGTTGGATTGTTTTTTTCTATGTAAAGAGATAGTTCCGGATATGGCTTCATCTCCGTCATAATAATCTTCAACCATTTCTATATTGTAAGTGCAAATTAATTGTCCTGCATCATCTTCGTTTTGAAACACATAAATTTTATCAAATAAAATAGTATAAGAATCTATAATAGAATCAACAACAAGATTTAACTTGCTGTGTGTTGTGAAGGTGCATAATAATTGAGTTTTCATTCTATACCTTTTTCAATATTATGTGATTTTCTTTGCATACAAGCCATCATATCTGGAGACCATTTAATTTCATCATTAGAAGTTCCACCCAATCCTGTTTTAGAACGAACGGTTTGTCTACAAATTTCATTACCTTCTAAATCATATATGATGTATATTTGTTGACGACCTTCTTCAACGGTTTCTGCTTCTTTAACTTTAATTTTGTCTTGTAAAGTTCCTTTTTCTAATGGATAATCATCACCCGCTACACAAGAAGCTATAATTTCTGGTGTAGCTATTGTTGCAATATCACCTTCTTCCAGTTCACTAATTTTCTTTTCTAACTCAGGAACAATTTTTTTACCAGTTTTCGGGTCTATTTTGAAATATTTTCTTCCAATTCTTTGATACATTTCTCCTGTTTCTTTATCATATTTTATGGAACTTTCGTTTCTACCCATATTTAATTCAAAGTTTTCTTCTGGTATTCCTTCAGATGTTTCAGATGAACCAGGATTATGTCCTTCAGCTACATTTAAATGCATTCTACTAATCATTTCTTTTTTAAACACCTCATCACCATAACCATTGTGTTTTTCATTTAAAGTTTTTCTCATATTATTGATAGCATCAAATTGGTCTCTGTATAATTGATTTACATCTTCTTCATTAAATACTGGTTCAGTTTTTGGTTTACCTGTAATTTTATCTTCATTCTCGGCAACTTTTGATAATATTCTTATATCTCCTTTTGTAAGTGGTTCACCACCCTCTAAAGATATTTTAGACCTTTTATTTAAATCTGCATTATAAACTCTTAATATTGCTAATTTTTCCTCTCTACTTAAATTTTCACCATTAGGGCCTGGATTAATACCATTTTCTTTCATATAATCTTTTACAGCTTTATTTCGTAATACGGTTTCTCTCCAGTATTTACCTTTTGCAGAAGATATTTCCGGTGGTTTATTTCCCTCTAATGCATCTAATTGGTTATTTAGTGCTTCGTCATCAAAATTTTCAATTTTATCTCCTTGAGCACTAACCACTCTTGATATTTCTTTATCTTTTTGTCTAATGGTATCTCTTGCTTTTTTTGTTTCTTTTTTAACTTCTTCTTTTTCTTCATCAGACATATCACTATTTTTTAAGTCTTCGTCTATTGCGTATAATGACCTAATTGGTGTTGAATTTGATTGTATGTCTGCGTTAGTCATTTTGTTTGATGTGTGTAGTATTTCAACTTTTGGTGGTGTTTGACTTTCATCTGTCATTAAAATCATAGTATCTGTTGGGTCTCCACCTCCACCTCCACCTCTAACAATTTCAATGTAATCATCAATGTCTATACCATTTACTTTTTTTACACCTTTTTTTCTTAATTCATCTAATTGTTTTGCTAAAGCTTCAAGAGAAGGTTTTGCTCCCCAAACATGCGATACTTTTGTTGTTTCTGGATTCATACCTTTTTTATCCATATGTCTGTGAACTCTTGTGTGTTCTCTTTTTGATGAATTTGCTATAGATTTTAAATGTTTCTTTGATAGTTTTACACCATTTTTTCTAAACATTTCATCTATTTTTTGCATAACTTCTTCAGTAGAAGCGTTTGGGTTGTCATTCAATACTGATAATCCCCAACCAGTTCCAATTTCGTTCATAGCAGAAGATTTAGTTCCGGGTGCGGTTTCTTTTCCTTCAAAGAATCTATTTTTTACATCACCATCAACACTATCTACTTGTTCTCTTGACATTCCTTTTATGGTTTTTATTTCTCTTTTTGTTTGAGTTTTTTTCTTTTTAGGTTTTTCTTTTGTTGTGTCTTCTGGTTTGTCTTTTTTAAAGACATTTACTTTTGGTTTGGTTTTTTGTGTTTCACCATCACCACTCTTGACTAATTTTCCATCAACATTTTTATAAAGAATACCTTTCTCACCTTCTTTACCATAACCTTTTCCTTTCCAAATTAACCCCATATCACGCATTTTCTGTTTGTCTTTATCTGATAAAGGTTTTGCTTTTTCTTTTTCAGTTAAATTACTCATAACTTCCAAAATAGCTTTTGTTGGTAGCTTCATATCTTTTAATACTTCACTCAATATGAGCATATGTTTTGGATTATGTAGATTAATCATTCCGTCATCTAAACGAAAAGACCATTCTACTAATATTTTTTTAATTAAGTCGTTCATTAATAACCTACTCCAATTGAACCGGCTTGTGAGCTTAAATCGTTCATATGTGATTTATTATAATATTCCATATATTCTTTGTTAAATTCTTTACTATAACGAACTTTTTTAACCGGTAGATTACCACCTAGTGCAACAAAGATAGTTAATTTGTCATCTCCGTCCAATACAAACAATCTACCTTTTTTATCTTCAACCACTACTGGTGGTGTAAACTTTTTTGGTGGTGTTGATTTTATTCCGTCATAAATTTCTTTATAATTAAATCTTTCTTGTCCGATTAAATTTGCAATATCTTTACCACTTTTTTTAATAGAAGGTATTTTTGAATTGTTTAATCTTGCTAATTCTTTTTCAGAAAGGTATTCTAATTGGTCAATTTTTTGTAATTTTGTCAACACATCATCTTTATCTTTTGCGAATTCAGGCATTACTTCTTTAAATTTATTGTTGTTTAAATATTCATCAGTAATGTGATTCATTTCAACCTTTGTAAAAGGACGAATATGACGATACTTAACCATTTCCATTAATCTAATCATTAAACTTCTCTGTTATGTCTTGTATATTATGATAACTTTTACCCCAAGCAACTTTTACCGGATAAGTATTGTTTTGTTCAATCGTTTGTTTGATTTGTTTTAAAAAATTCATTCCGTCATCTTTGTGAAAATCAAACAAAAATGAATCATAACTATACAACACAATTTTTGTTTTTTTACCTTCTAATACTGGAAGTAAATCATCTAACATTCTCATATTGTTTTCTGTTTCTAATAATTGAATACAATAATTAAACAATTTACTTTTATTAGTAAACCTAATATTTTTACCAATCTTTCTATTATAAATATCAGAAACGACAAAATTATTCTGTTTATACTCCTGCCATTTTTCATCAATGTATTGTTGAACTTTTGAGAAAAATGGTATTTCTTTTGCTATCTTGTAAGGTATTTCTCCATACAAATATTTAAACGAAAGTGATTTTGACTTTTGATAATCCACCCCATATTGTTTAGCTAAATATTCGTGAACTGAACCCTCTGGAAAATCATATCCAACGATTTGTGCTATTAATCGTAAGTGATATGCATCATAATCCATTTCAATCATACAACCCTC